TCTAAGGGGCGAGCAATCGCCTCTTTTTTATGTCTGATCGTCAGCTCTTGGGGGTTGTTGTATAAATGTAACAAAAGATCAAGCTGCAGCGGACATGATTTCCTTTCGTACCGCCTTTTTCTGTTGTTGCATTATTGCAAATGTTTCCAAAGCATCGCATGAATCCAAGCTATAAAGTACCAAATACAGTAAGGAAGTAATACATTCTAAATAGTAGCTGATTCAATGCTCTATTTAGTTTAATACTATTAGAGAAGTATCTCAGTTGGATCAACTGGAGATCGTCAGCTCTTGGGCATCCTGTTGGCTCTGATCATGGAGATCTGATCCTATCAGCTCATGGATCTATTATCCCTCTCTTATATTCTCTCATTTGATCACCAAGACGATCATGAACCCCTTGATCTATTCCAGATCAGAAAGATCTTTAGTTAGATCCAATTAGATCATCCAAATGCCTGGCATTTTAGCAGTGTAAATGCTTTAGTAGTGCGGGTTGTAGCTGATAGCATATTTATTTAGCTTCGTATAATCTGGGGTGTTATGTTAAGTATGGGGTAGGGAGGCTCATTGGCTCTCATGGTTTAGATATTTAGCCTCCAACTTACAAAAAACCAACTTTTAAAAAAAACTAACTTTTAATTACATATGTGCTATACTACTTACATGAAAAAACCAAAAGGTAATCCTGCCTTAGTAAAAGGAATGGCTTCATTAAACCCATCAGGTAGACCTAAAGGTTCTGTTAACAAATGGTCGGCTGCTGCTATGGCTTATTTAGATGAGAACTTACTAGATGTATTAGAGGTTGCTGTTGCTAAAGCAAAAGATGGGGATGTACATTGCATAAAAATGATTTTAGACAGAAAACTACCTACTCAAAAAGCAATAGATGCTAATAGAAACAGAAATGACTCACAAGTTATTATTAATGTAGCCTCATTAGAATCAATTGAACAAAAAGCTAAAGAATATGACGAAGCAGAAATTATAGATCCACAAATAAAAAGCGAAGAAGAAGTGCTTGTTTCTATAGATACATCTCCTATGGCAGAAAAGTTTGGCTGAATTAAACATTGATCTACATCCTGCTCAGTTGCAAATATTCCATTCGGATAAACGCTTTAAGATAGTTGCTGCGGGTAGAAGGTTTGGAAAGTCCTACCTTTCTGCTTGGATATTATTAATTAAAGCAATACAGTCCGACTCTAAAGATGTATTCTATATAGCACCTACCTTTCAACAAGCTAAAGACATTATGTGGGCTATGTTAAAAGAGTTAGGAAAAGATTTAATAGTACAAGCGTATGAGAATACTGCGGTTCTTACTCTTATTAATGGTCGTAAGATATACCTTAAAGGATCAGACCGACCAGAAACATTAAGGGGCGTTGGACTTGCATATGTTGTGCTTGACGAATATGCTTCTATGAAACCACAGGTGTGGGAACAGATAATAAGGCCAACACTTGCGGACGTGCGTGGTGGGGCACTATTTATTGGAACTCCCGCAGGAAAAAATCATTTCTTTGATTTGTATAAAGATGCTTTAGATGATGAGGATTGGGATGCGTTTCAATATACCTCTAGAGATAATCCTTTTTTACCTCCTGATGAGATAGAGGCTTCTAAAAAATCTATGTCGTCTATGTCATTTAGACAAGAGTTTGAAGCATCGTTTGAAATATCTTCTGGTGGTATATTTAAAGAAGAATGGTTTCAAGTTGCCGAAGAGCCTCAAGAAGGTAATTATGTTATTGCTGTAGATCCTGCTGGTTATGAAGCAGTAGAACAAGAAAGAAATTTAAAACGATCTAGGCTAGACGAAACAGCTATTGCAATTGTTAAAATAGATCGTGATAAGTGGTGGGTTAAAGACATACTACATGGTCGTTGGAATATTAAAGATACTGCTAGAAAAATTCTTTCATCTGCGATGAAGGTAGAATCTTCTACTGTAGGGATAGAAACGGGTGCACTGCGTAATGCTATCTTACCTTATCTTGAAGATGAAATGAGAACAGAAGGTAAATGGGTATCTATCATAGAAATGCGACATGGCGGTAAAAAGAAAAACGACAGAATTACGTGGGCATTGCAAGGTAGAATGGAACATGGTCAAATAACTTTTAATGACAAAAGAGAGTGGAGAGAATTTACTAATCAAATGGTAGACTTTCCTAATAGACTAGCACATGATGACATGCTAGATGCATTAGCGTATATAGATCAAGTTAGTGTTGCAGATTTTGCACACAGTATAGAGTTAGATGATGAATGGAGTCCAATAGATGCAATTGCAGGATATTAGTAATTTAACAGAAGAAGAAATAGAGCAATTGTTGCTTTTTAGTAGCGATGAAGATACTATTATGCAAAGATATGTTGTTGCGTGTGAAATTATATCTAATTTACTTATGGATTCTTTGGGAAGTCAAGAAAGTTTATACCCAGAAATTGTAGATCAATTTGAAGATTCAATAGATTTAACTATATGTAAAATGCTAATGGATGGCGATGTAGTTGTTGAAACCTTAGAGAGAAAATTACATTAATATCAAGTATTGTGATATAATCGGCACTTATTAATGGATATAATATGAACCCATATGCATAATCAAGAAAATAAATACCAAGCACTTGCTAGTTGGCTAACATACAGACTTGATAGTTGGCGTACTCATAGGAATATTAATTACATTCCAATGTGGGATGAGTATTATAGGCTATGGCGTGGTATTTGGTCTGCTGAAGATAAAACTAGGCAGGCAGAAAGATCAAGACTTATTGCTCCAGCACTACAACAAGCAGTAGAATCTTCTGTTGCAGAACTTGAAGAAGCTACATTTGGCAGAGGCAAATGGTTTGACATACATGATGACATGCTTGATGAAGATCCTAGTGATGCAGAGTACATTCGTAATTTATTACAAGAAGATTTAGAAAAAGCAGGTTGTAAAGATGCTATTTGTGAAGTTTTTCTTAATGGTGCTATCTATGGCACAGGCATTGGAAAAATTGTAGTTAAACAAACAATGGTAAAAGTGCCTACTGAAGAAAACATAGGTGGTACTCTAGCTACTACTCGTACAGTAACAGAAATTCCTTCAATAGATGTTCATGTAGAACCAATTTCTCCTAAAGAATTTTTAATTGATCCATCTGCTAACTCTATCAATGAGGCTTTGGGTGTAGCACACGAAGTTATTAAACCTAGATATCATATAGTTAATGGTATTCGTTCTGGAATTTATAGAGATGTACCTCTTGATGGTGATTATGACACCGTTAAATTTGGTTATGATCCAGAAACTAAACAAGCAGACGAATCAGACTCTGTTAAGATTACTGAATACTGGGGTAAAGTACCTAAACGATTTCTTAAAGCAAATGCAGACAAAGATGATTTTGCCTATGACAAATCTGCTAATAATGAATTAGTAGAGGCTGTTGTTACTATGTGTAACGATCAACATATTTTAAGAGTTGAAGTAAATGCGTTTATGATGGAAGATAGACCTTTTATTTCTTATCAACACGACATTGTACCAAATAAATTTTGGGGAAGAGGCGTTTGTGAGAAAGGTTATAACCCGCAGAAGGCTTTAGATGCAGAGATGAGAGCAAGAATAGACTCATTAGCACTTACTACTACGCCTATGATGGCTGCGGATGCTACTAGGCTACCTAGAGGAGTTAAATTTGAAGTTAGAGCAGGTAAAACTGTACTTACTAACGGAAATCCTAGAGAAGCTATTATGCCTTTAGACATGGGCTCAACTGATCAATCTACATTTATGCAAGTGCAGTCTTTGCAAAACATGATACAAATGGGCACTGGATCTGCTGACACAAATGGCGGTGGGGCAGGAAATGAAACTGCTAGTGGTATGTCTATGATGCAAAGTGCTTCAATAAAAAGACAAAAACGCACATTAATGAATTTTCAAAATACATTTCTTATTCCTTTGATTAATAAATGCATGTACCGCAAAATACAATTTGATGTAGATCGCTATCCTGTTACTGATTACAAGTTTGTTCCATATTCTACTATGGGTATAATGGCAAAAGAATTAGAAATGGCTCAAATGGTACAAATGTTACAAACAATACCGCCTGATTCACCTTCTTATAATGTCATTTTGTTAGCATTATTTCAAAACTCAAGTATTCATAATAGAGATGAAATTGTTAATGCTTTAATGCAAGGCGATGAACCAGATGAACAAATGGAACAAATGCAACAAATGAGTATGCAATTAGAAATGCAACAACTTGAAGCAAATGTACAAAAAACTTTAGCAGAAGCTAAAGAAGAAGAAGCTAGGGCAATGAAACATCAATCTGAAGCTATGCAAAATCAACCTAATGAAATAGATTTCCAAGCTAAGTTGCTTAAATTGCAAAAAGAACAAATTGGATTACAAAAAATTGCTGCTGATATTGAAAACAAACGCTCTGAAACTGCAAGAAACATTCCAGAAGTAGATCATCTTAAATCTGAAACAATATTAAACTTAGCAAACGCTAGAGCAGCAGGAAACCAGAAACAAATTAATAGTAACATACAATAATGGGAAAAACCGATCAAAGATTTCTTGAAGATAGAATAGGAATGACTGAAACAGATGGTTGGTTAGATTTAAAAGAAGATTTAAAAAATTTAGAAGCCAGTATTGCCAATTTTGACAGTATTGGCTCTGAAAAAGATCTTTGGTTTATCAAAGGTCAGTTGCGTGTAATAAACTTTGTTTTAAGTTTAGAAGATACAACAAATTTAGCGTTGGAAGAACTCCTAGACGGAAATTCAACATAATATAACTTCATAACCCCACGGGGCGGAGAACACAATGAGTATAGTAGTAGATAATGCACCTCAAACAGGTGAGCCAATAACAGAAACACAGGAAGTAACACAAGAAGTACAGACGGAGGATGCTCCACAATCTGGCACTGGAATTCCTGAAAAGTATGCTGGTAAATCAATGCAAGAGGTTATAGAAATGCATCAAAATGTCGAACAGGCATTAGGCAAACAAGGAGCAGAAGTTGGAGAACAACGAAAGCTAATTCAAAGCCTTATAGATGCACAAAATAATGCTAATCCAACTACACCACCAGAAGAACCTGTAGCACAGGAGGATAATTTCTTTGACGATCCAGTTAACGCTGTAAATAAGGCAATAGAAAACCACCCAGATGTTGTAAAGGCGAGAGAAGAAAGAATGGGAAATGTGCAAAAGCATAATTTGGATTCCTTAGATAAGGCTTACCCAAATTGGCAAGAAACCGTTAAAGATTCTAATTTTCA